GAGAGCATCTTCTCGTTATCTTTGTAGAGTTCAAATTGTTCTCGATAAGAGAGTTCTAAAGCTTTTAACTCTTTTGCTCTTCCCTCTGTTTTTAAGAGTTCTAGTTTTCTTTGTAATGCTTGTTCGTCTTTTAGTTCTTTGTCTGTTCTTAGGTTCTTAGTAGGATCTTCTTTGGGTGTGTTTACAGTGTTTAACACATTGTTTAATGCTTTTTCTGCTTTTAAGATTTCATTTATTTTTTGCTTAATTGTATCAAGGCGAGACGCTTGTTCATTCGTAAAATTCGCGCTAGGAAGATACCAAACATCTTTAGCATATTTTGCAGTGTTTTTTATTTTTTCTAACTCTTCTTTTTCCAAGAAAAGGTCATATCTCTCTTTTCTTAGTTTTTCGAGTTCACGTGCCGCTTGATTTTTTGTAAAGTTTTTTGCTTTAAGATCGGCTTCTTTAAATTTCTCCCCAAGCCAATCAACTTTTTCACTTGCATTTAATGCGGCAGAAGCGATCCCAGCTATTGCCGCTGTTATCGCCACAAAAGGAACAGCACGCATAGCAAGAGACAAACCTTTTGTAGCAGTAGTAGAGGCTATTTGTGCAACGGTCAATCTGTTTGTTGTTGTAGTTGCTTTATTGGTTGCGATGTTGTAGGTCGTTGTGCTTACAGCCAAAGCACTTTGTGCTGTTTGTGCAAGTGCTAATACGCCTACATAACCCTTTATTGTATAGTGTGCTCCCAATGCACCTGTTGCTATTAGGGCAAAATTTTCTGCACCCTCTATAAGGTTGTCTACATCTATTTCATCTATAGTATTCGAAAGATCTACGATAGAGTGTGCAAGAGAACTACTTACTTGTGCAGATTCTTCAAAACGTCCAACAAGTCTCATAATTGCGTTGTCCGCATTCTTTGAAGCATGATCCATTGTCAGCTCCATATTTGCAAATTCTGCGTTTATGACACTTGCTTGATTTTTTAAAGCATCTATTACAGCTTGGGCTGTGATCTTACCTTCTGCTCCGTATGCGCGCAATTGCCCTAGTGTTATTCCCATTCCATCGGCTATTGCTCGTGCCAAGCGAGGTGTTTGTTCCAATACAGAGTTAAGCTCATCTCCACGTAGTGTTCCTGATGCTAAACCTTGTCCTAATTGTACAAGAGCTGCATTAGCACCTTCAGAACTTCCTAAAGCCTTAGAGATGGTCTCTGTAACTACAAGCAGATCGTTTTGAGAGTAGTTTAGCTCTTTGGTGTTTTGGGTTATTTTTGCATAGAGAGAGGCGGTGCTTTCAAACTCTGTATGTGCATCTTGTGCGATTTTATAGAGTTCTTTTTCTGCTGTAGCATATTCCGATATTGTACCAACTGCAAGCTGTACTTCATAACGCATTCGCTTTACTGCGTCTGCATTATCTAAGTAAGATTTACTAGTAGTACCAATAATGCTAAGACCGCCAAGTGCTCCACCAAGCAGTAGAATATTTTTTGTAAGATGAGAAACTTCAGTGCTAGTTGTTTTTGTCTGCGTATCCAATTGTCTTAGATCGCTAGCAGTGTTTTTTATAGCACCTGTATTACTATCAATACGAATTTTAATATGAAGATCTTTATTCATCACTCTTTCCTACTATATACCTCTGCACACATTCGCTTCTGCAACATAAAAATATCCATAGCATCTAAGCTATACTTCTCGCAGTAGTCTTTCACTACTTCATATTGCACCTCTGCCCCAAACCCGTTGGAACCGACAGAGAGATCAAAGAGTTCGACCATTGCAATATCGAACTCATCGCTGAGCTTTACGCTAAATATTCCATTATCTTTCCCTCTGGTTTTTAGGAAAGCGATAATGTTTTTTACTTTTTTTTCTTTAACTCGATCGCTTTTTTGTTAAGCTCTTCAAAAAGTTGTCTGTAGAGAATCCCATAATTTTCAACAATGTTTTTTACAGCTGCTTTTCCCTCTCCACTTACAAGCAGTTCAAAACGTTCTTTATAGGCAAGTTCTAAACTGTCCTCAGCACCGATTGCATCAAGGTTTAGTTCATCAATTTTAGTTCTAAGAACTGCAATCTCTCTGTTAAGAGTTTTTTGTTCCAAGAGCAAACTTACTTTGTCACCTGCTTTTTTTAAGATCATTTTTGCTTTGTCGGTAATAGATTTATCCTCTTTGTCTTGCGACTCATCAGGGTGTTCTAAAAGTTGCATTGAGGAAAGTAGTTGCTTGTTTAAAGAGTACTCCTCTGTTTTTTCTTCAAGCTGGGCATACATAGCAGACAGCTTTGTACTTTTACTGTTACGCACATCGTGTATCTCTCTTAAAGTTTGTTGCTGCTGCTTGTTTGGCTCTGCAAGTGTTAGCTTGTGTTCAACTCCATCGATCTCAATTATGATTGGGTATTTTGTAATGATCATATATGCTCCTTATGATTTTGGAATAAAGTACTCGTTAAAGTACACACCGTTAGATTCTAAAATCTCACCCTCAAAAGCAAGGTTTACAAATTCACTTGCAAAGTAATCTCTTACATCTCCGCTCGGAGTAATAACACACATAGGCACATCAAGCACAGGGTCGTTATCGCCACCAATATTAATAGAGACAATACGTAGTCTCCCTTCAAACAGAGGTTGTACTCCAGCGCTAATCTTAGGGATTTCGATAGCTTCTGTAGCAACCAAACCATTTGGTAAAATATCTCCGATCGCAAAGCTTTGTGTCTCAACAGTTCCGATCATCGCCATCGCCATGTTTGTTGTGTTTACGTTTTGTGTAGATAAACTAATTGACGCAGTAACCTCTTTGAGTGCTTTTTTTACTTTTTTCTCAAAACCTGTATCTTTACCCATAGCGTCTATATAAGTTGGAGCTATTTTAAGCTTCGCTTCTTTTACTTCTCCAAGCTCATATTCAGTTCCATACGCTCCATTTACAAAAGGTGTATAATAGGCTTTTCCACCACCTACAAACCTCTCTATAACTGCTTCTTCAGGGTTTTGTGCAAAATCCATCTCTTACTCCTTTACCAGTTCTGCTGCTTGTTTATTCACAAGAATCTTTGCTGTAGATTCAGGTACTTCTGTAGTACCACCAATTTCTACTCTCTTCCCACCTTTACCGCGCAAGGGTTTAAGTGCTCTTACCTTCACTTCTTTTTCAGTCGCCTCTTGCGCTGTAACTACTTTTTTCTCTGCCATCTTTTTATCCTCTCTAAAATAGAATTTTTTTCAAGACCTCTACAAGACCTATCTGCTGTGCTATCGCAAATACAACACCGCCAATGACCCAGTTTTTGATCGCAGCTAAGTTACGAGAGAGGATGTCAAAGGATCTTTTTAAGGCTTTATTAGAGTCTTTTAACTCTCTAATCTCTCTTGCGTGATGATCTTGTGTTACCTCTAGCTTAACTATTCTGCTCTCTTCCACCTATCATCCTTTTAAACTAAACACCATATATATTTATGACACCCTGAACAAAAAACACCTCTTTGAGTGTTTTGTTTTCTTCCTCTATAGCTGTCTCTAAAAGCTCTAAGTTTTTGCCTCTGGCATTTGCCTGCATTAGATCTAAAAGCAATAAATCAGCTTGCTCATTGTGTTTTACTTTGACTGCAAAAATAACAGAGACCTCTTTCGCGTTTAGTACCTTTCTTTTAAAAAGGGTAATGCTAAAATCATCTGTTTGTTTTTTTACAATCTCCTCTAGTTCTTGTTTTACTTCGTCTTTATTTAGATACATTGCCATACCACCTCACTATCAGTTAAGTTGTTATTATCTTTATTGAGTGCAGAATTTGCACGTTCAAGCCAAGAAGCTTTAAACGTCTCTACATCTTTAAATGTGTTGAGAGATTCATCATACTCATCGGCTCTGTTTTGCATATCTATCCAAAGAAGAGGTGCAAGGTAGTAAAGTGTTTTACTGCCTACAACCTCTAGCTCTTGTAGTTCATCTTCAAACACTGTCTCTTTGTAGTCCCAAGTTGCACGAGCAAGATGAGGATCGATATCATCATCTTCTAGACTCAAGGGAAACAGGGTTTTAAGATTTGCTACCGTTATCGCCATACTACGCCGCCGTTACCGTTACCGCAATATCTTTAGTAGAGGTGCCGTCATTGACCGTAACTGTCGTACTACCCTCAGCGACACCATTAACGGTAATCACACCCGTATCACTTGCATAAGTTACCGTAGCAACGGTAGGATCATTACTTGTAACAACCACACCGCTGATTCCATCACCAGCAGCACTTTGTACCGTTCTTGTAGAGTCTGCACCTTCAACAACGCTCACTTCATAACTTGTAATCGTTAAAGCCACGTAAGTCATGTAAGTTACGTATTTGTGAATATCAAATTCATAGTCTGGATGAACAACAAACTTATAACGAAGTGATGATGTTTCATTGTCATACCATCTCGTTCTATCAATTTGGTTTGAAATACCAAAGACCATATTTTTAGGGATTGTTGCTAAGAACTCACCGCTTGGCATATTTTCATTTGGCTTAAGTTTATAACCCATAAATGAGTTAATACCACCATTTACAAGTGCACCTGAATTAGGATAAGACTCTGCAACTTCTAACTGGTATGCATCATAATCTACAGCCGAGAGATAGATAGTGGCTTTACCACCTTTAACATCTTCATGCAGGTTTTTGACCAGGTATGCAAGACGTTCAGAGACCTTAGCCGCTGAAGATGTCGGTTTATTAGTGTCTTCAGCATCTTTAGCAACCTGTATCCAACCCTTTGCTAGTTCTAAAAACGGTGCATCAGCTGATGCATTATCAGCAATTCCAGCAATACCAAGATAATCAAGATCATTCATAAAAGCGATCGTAAAACTATCAAACTGCTCTTTTTCAAAGTTTGGATTGTCTTTGTTGTCTTTTAGTGCGTCATCTAAAATACGTGCATTTAAACTAACACCTTTTGACATATCAAGAGTACAACCAACCTTGCCAAGCTTTTTCATAGCTGCATCAGGAACAGCTGTACCGCTCACGTGTCTGTTTAAAACACCTTTACCAATATCATAAGTACTTCTCTCTTTAGTAAGTTTTGAAGTGATATCAACAGTTACATCTTTTAAGATGCTTTGTCTGTCAACGATAGCTTTAATGAAAGTGCGAGCTTCTTGAGGTCTTAATGAACCGCTAAGTGTCACATCTTTTGATGTTGTATTTGCTTTTAAAATTTCTGCAAAAGTTAGCATTATAAAATTCCTCCTGTAGAATTTTCATTATCTTTGTGAGGTGGTGTGTTGTCCTGCATGGACTTTTTTAACACCTCTTTCGTTTCTTCATCACTTTTTTTAAGCAATGCAACCTCTTTTTGTAAATCACCGACTGTTTTTGTCAATGGCTCAACTGCAGCTGCAACAACTGCTTCCAAATCTTCTTTTTTCAAATCTGTTTCCTCCTCTTTATCAGATTTATTTACTTTGTCGTTATAGACAGATCCGCTCAGGTTTAAATGTGTTGAACTAAATACTTTTGTAAACACATCTAAGAGATCAGATATCTCAAATGTTTTCTTCTCGGCTTTTTCTACCTCTTGTTTTAAAGCAGTTCCAGCCATAGAAAGACCGCTTAGTTCTCCGTTCTTTGCAAATTTTTTTAACGCGTCATCTTCAAGCTTAATAGCTACCGCCCAGCTTCCAACACTTTCATCTGGAAATACAGGATCATTCTCTTTTAAAACCCAGCTCTCTGCAACAAACGCTTTTTCATTTTCAAAGGAATGTTCTTTGTCGACGTTAAGCGTATTTCTGTTTTTCATAAATGCATAAGCAGCTTTTTTGATCTCGTTTGCATCTGTAAAGTCGCCTTGAGAATCTACTTCATCAGGTGAGTAAACAATTCCGTATACAACACCTTCCTCCTCGTCACTCTTTTTTATATTTATGGTTTTTTCATATGTAGGCTGTGAGTCTTGTGACTTGTAAATAGTAGACTTACCATTTGCACCAGCCTTAACCAAAGATATATGAGTAATAGCTATGTCACTTAACTTCATTTTCTTTGCCAACTTGAACTCCTTTGTTTGATTTTGATGTTGTCATTTTAATAGCTTTATAAGTCCAAAATCACTCCATATACATGGGTCTAGAGTGAATTGAATTTTTGTTTGGATTAAACTTGTGTTTTGATTTTTAATATGAAAAGTGGGTAGAGATGAGAGATGAAATTTTAAAAGATGGAGCTGAGTCAAAGCAGTATATAGACTCAGATGCAACCAATACAGATGGAACAATAGAACCATTTATAAGTTTTAATGGTCTTTTAGATTTTTACTACTACAATGTGTATCATCAACGAAGCATTAAACTAAAAGCTTCACTGCTCTCTCAGGTACTTGAAACGGATCTGGAAAGATATCTGCCTAAAAATGAATTTGCAAAACAGTTCTTATTTGCATTTATACATGATCTTGAACTTTATGGCACTTCGTTTTTAGAAAAAGCAGGGAGTGCAAACAACTATTATCTGTACAATATACTTGGATATCAAGGTCGTATAAATAAGAATAAAGAGATTTTCCAGATCAACAGTAGAAATGAATCTCAAAAACTTGAAGGGCATTATTTAAGATACTATTCACCTATAAGCAAGTTTTACGGAGAGCCTGATTATCTAACTGCATTAAGACAGATTAACACTTCACATAAATCAGATGTTTACAATGAGAACTTTTTTGACAATGGAGCAAGACCTGGTTATGGAATCATTTTTGAAAATTCATCACCAAACCCACAGCAAATGACTACATTCAAAGAGTTCTTCGGTGCTAACTATAAAGGTTATGAAAACTCCCATAAAACATTTGTTGCACATACAGGCAAGACAGCTGAGGGTTCACCACCTGCAAAAATAAGACTCGAAAAGTTAGACGACGTGGAAGATATGAGTTTTGAAAAGCTCAAAAGTGTTAATAAAAACGAGATCATAGCAGCTCACGGTGTACCGCCAAGACTTGTAGGTGTTATGGCAGCAGGACAACTTGGTGGTGGAACTGAATTAATAGATCAGCTTCATGCATTTAACCAAACAATCATCATACCCAAGATAGATATCATTGAAGACTTCTTTAGCAGCATAGGAATTAAACATAAAATCAAAGAGCTGGACGTAACAAGTTTTAAAGATGATAGTTCACTAGTCTCTAATTTGGTCAGTTCTCAAATTATCAGCCCAAGTGAAGCAAAAGAGATTTTGGGTTTTAATTCTAAAGTAAAGTAGTTCGTTTTGCTACTTTAACTACTGTTTAACTCTTACGAAAACATTTTTTTAATGGTAATGGTTAGGTAAGGACTAAAAATCAATTCTAGGGCAAATATATGGCATATTCAAAAGAGATAAAAGAAAAAGCACTTAATCTTATAAAAGCTGGGGTCACAGTAACAGATGTTTCACGAGACTTAGATATTAGTAGAGCTACACTGAACAACTGGATAAATAAATCAAGAGACAAAGATGTAAATGCAGAGTCGGTAGAGAATATCGAGAAGCAGATAGCAACTCTTTCAAAAAGATCACCTACGGAAGCGAACTCAAAAAAACTTGCCATGCTCACACGCTCTTTAGAAAGGCTCAAAAAGAATCAAAAGAAAATCGAAAAAGCAAAAAAGATTAAGCCTCAGCTAGTGCAAAGTGAAGAGATTAAAGCACTAAAAGAGAAGATGCTTGCAGATGATTATGGACTTTACACGTACCAAAAGAAGTTCATTTTAGATACAAGTCGCTTTAGGCTTTGGCTTAAATCTCGTCAAATCGGTGCAACGTATGGATGTGCAGGTGAGTGTTTGGTCGATGCAATGGGAGGGATGGATCAGCTTATTCTTTCAGCTTCTGAAACCCAAGCTCTTAAATGGCATAGTGAGATACATAAACATGCACAAAAACTTGGACTTGTGCTTACAGGTTCAACAAGTGAGATCAAGGTTCCTTGTGGAGCAACGATCTATATCTTTGCTAATAACTTTAGAACTATTCAAGGATTTAGTGGATCAGTCTGGATGGATGAATTTGCATGGTACTTAAACCCTAAGCGTATATGGGAAGCATTTATACCATCAATTACATCAGTTAAAGCAGGGGAGACTCAAGCTCGTATCACTATTCTTTCAACTCCGTTTGAGCAGGGTGCACTGTTTCACAAGCTTGTGCAAGATACTGAAAAGTATTATATGTTTTCTCGTCATAAGACAACAATTCATGAAGCTGTTAAAGATGGTCTTGATGTAGATATCCAAGTGCTACGTGATCTGTTTGATGAAGACAGCTGGTCTATGATGTATGAGTGTCAGTTCGTGGATGATGAGAGTAGTTTCTTTCCTATCTCTCTTATCAAAGCTTGTGTTAAAGACTATTCATACTATACGCCACCTTTTCAAAATATACTTTGGAGTGGTTACGATATTGGACGTACAAAAGATATATCTGTACTCTCTGCTCTTGATAGAACTGGAACTGGTTATACACTTGCTATACAAGACACATATAGAAAAGCTACTTTTGAATCACAAAAGACAATTTTAAGAGATCATCTAAATGTGTATTTAAAATCAAATATGCGTATAGATAAAACAGGTATCGGTATGGATTTGGCAGAGGGGATGGAGTCTAAATATCCTGAAAGAGTAGAGGGTGTTTACTTTACTGCAAGCTCAAAAGAGATGATGGTATTAAACCTTAAGAAGATGTTTGAAGATAAGATGATCACTATTCCAAACGATCCTACACTTATAGCTGATATCCATGCTATC